CAAGCCATTACATGGGTCACACACAAACGTATCCACAATGTATAACCAACTCACACTCATGCCCCTACTTGACGGTCACGTTAAGATCAACAAAGCAGCTCTCAATGACCCTGCAATAATGCTCACCCTCACAAGTCTCCATGACAGAAACTACCAAGAACTCCCAACCATCACAGACAGATGGTACTTCAACACCCGCCAAGGACTCTCACGTACAGCAACACCTTACTGCTGAAGAAGCAGAACGCAGACGTATATTCTATCGCAAGATGGCATACATCGAGATGAAAAAGCTACGCCCCAAACACCCACACGTATGAACGTACTCGATCTATTCGCTGGCATTGGTGGGTTCACCTACGCAGGGCATTTGCTAGGAGGCTTCACCACCACACAGTTCGTTGAGAACAACGCATACTGTCAACAAGTGCTACGCAAAAACTTCCCACACGTACCTATTCACGATGACATCACGACATTTGACACATCTTACAAATTCGGTGAGTTCGATCTCATCACAGCTGGATTCCCATGCCAAGACCTCAGCTCCGCTGGCAAACAGGCAGGACTTCGAGAAGGCACACGCAGTAGCTTGTTCTATAGGGTTATGCAGATTGCTAGGCGTGTTCGACCTAAGTACATCCTCTTTGAAAACGTTGCAAATACCATCAGTCACGCCAAAGGGGAGACTTTCCAGGCTATCCTCCATGAAATTGCCCAAGCAGGGTACAATGCTGAGTGGAGCATTATATCAGCAGCAGATGTGGGAGCCTCACACCTCCGCAAACGCATCTGGATTATTGCCTACGCCAACGACCCAAGATACTATCGCACATCCAAACGCCAAGCTGACTCCAAACGGACGGAGACTATCATCAAATGGTACGAGTCACAGCCTCAACATACAAGACAAGTTGACGCTATTACCGACACCCAGAGCCAGCGAGTGGAAGGGTATAGGGGTCAAGGGGTCACCAAGCAGCTTGAGGTGGGCAAAGCAGGGTTACTTGACTGGAGTGATACAAGAATCCGACTCAGTGCCGACTGGCGTTCCTACACATCTCAACCCATGCTTCGTAGAGGAGATGATGGGCTATCCCGTAGGGTGGACAGACTTAAATGTCTAGGCAATACCATATGTCCGCAAACCGCAACAATTCCGCTCAATCGCATCAAACAACTTGACGCTCTCCTCCAGCATAGCTAATATGTTGGATGAGGGTCTCACCCTCTGTTGTTTACCACTTTTACCATGAAACCCAAGTCACGTACATCAACTTGTGTCAAGGCTATTGACGTAGATCCTATTACTGGCACAGCTGTCGTAGAGTTCCTTACAGGTACACGCTACGAGTACACAAACATCTCACGTAGAGCATGTCTTAACCTATTGTCACAACCAAACATGTCATTAGGTTTCTGGGTTAACTCTAACTGTAAAGCCAAAGGCGTACACTACAAAGAGATTACACCAGTCAAATTCTACAAGCACAAACTTGCAAAAGTCAGAGTGCTACAACAACCTGTACTTCCTCAAATCTAATTCCAACCATGACTGTTACTTTTGATCGCAGTGTAGCCTCCTCTCTTATGGAGGCTGGCTACTCTTATATGCCTACAGGCAATTCCACTATCGCAGTTGAGTTCGATGAGAATGATGATGTGTATGCTACACTCGCAAATGCAGGACTCGACCACATTGCTGACTCAGTGATCTACACCAATTACTATGAAGCTTATTGAAAATGAGATCTACCAAGCCTACAAATCAGGAGAGGCTAAACAATGCAAAGAGTGTGGAGAAATCAAACTACTCAATGACTTCCCGCTCTTTAGCACTGTGGGAGCAGGTCGTAAGAATACTTGCAAACATTGCTCCAACAGACAAGCAACGGTCAGACGTAGACTGAGACGGCAGCATCCCATACCTGCCCCAGGCGACTGCCCATCATGCGGTAGGCATACTGCTGACTGGGTTCTTGACCACGATCATAAAACTGACAAGTTCAGAGGTTACATCTGCAACTCATGTAACGTAGCCTTTGGCAAGTTTGATGACGACCCATCCACAATGCAACGTTCACTTAACTGGCTCCAATCACATGGCTGACATTATCGACCTTAAACCAAAAGAAGAACAGCAGTACATCAAAACCTTTGACTGCGTTGACGACCCGATTGTCTTTACAATCACACGACATTCTCCATACTTAGATGATGGTACGATATGTGGAGTGTTTGATTCCATTGACACTTCAATGGTTAGACTCAGACGTATCATGCAAAGTCCAAGAGACGGTGACAAGTTTATTGTTGAGGCACACAACCTACGCAACATCAACCAAGAGGAGGACTTAAATTGAGTACACCACATGCACAAGAACGCCTTGAAACTATCTTCGAGGAGGTCAAAGCTGCCTTTCCTTACTACGATGAGGAAAAGCAAGCTGAGATTGCCATGCAGAGATTTGATGAAGAACTAGTCTAATGTTTCATAAACGAGACATCATCGAGGCTTTGTGGTGGCTGTTTGGTTTATGGATAGTACTTTCTATCTCTAGCCTTCTAGCCTATGCCACACGCAATGTACGCCCAAGCACATCATTATGGACAGAAACAAAAGAAAGTTTAACAACAGAATCGCTGAACTCAACAAGTGGAAAGCCACAGATGAGTTGACACAAGTAACCTTTGACATGGGGCATGAAGCAGCTATTACCTGGGATTTACCTGCATCGTATGTGTGTGTTGTTCGAGCAGTCAAGCGAGACGGCACAGTACAAGAGAGGGCGTATCGCCAATCAATGGCTGCTAAACGTTTTATGAAAAGTTTGCTTCTAAATGATGATGACTACATCGTCATGACCAGCAATGCTGTAATGGACACCCAAACTGAAATCCCATGAATCCACACGATTTATCCGAGATACTTGATCGACTCGGTTACTACATAGATGATGAGACAGGTGAGGTGATGCTAGAAGTAGATCCCTGTGGCCCACCCATCATTGACAACCTAATGGTTGTACTAGCAGCTCAAGGCTTGCTACAAACTAAACGTAATCCAGAATATGAGGTAGGTTTTTACTTACCAAACTGGAAATGTTTTGATAGCATGGAGGAGTACTGTAAAGTATTTCCCTATGAACCACAATGTAAACTCTATGACTAATTTGACACAACGACAAATTGACCGCTTAGATGATTATGAATACTCTCTTTTCCTAGCTTATGGTGACTCATTCAAACCTACATCGACAGTTTCTGCTAGAACAGGAAGCGATCAGCTGTGGGAGGCAAAGACTTCACGACTCCATGCAGAAATTAGAGGAGAAATCCTACGCTTCCGCAAGCGTTTATGGGGTGTCATCAATCAGAGAGGCTTTACCATATCTGATGCGAACCGTTGAGACTACGTTCTGTAAGCTTAACAAAGGTCAAGCTGGTAAGTTCTACAAAGAAATTGCCGAGCACCTTGACACCCTTGAACCACTAGCTATATCTACCATCATACTCAAAGTAACATTTGACAGAGTATTTAGCACACAACGAGGAGCTAACCTCATCACTCCTACGATGGTTGCTATTGGCTCGGCACTCGAATCAGAGTGTAAGTTCAGATGGTACAAGAAAGAATACCCCGCTTTGATGCACTACATCAGCGAGAAATACTTTCACGATGCTTGTGGTACAAAACAAAAGGAGATCATTGCTAGTCAAAAGTTTGGACAACGCAACATTAAATGGTCTGCCTGGAATCTTAAAACAAAGACCTCTCTTGGCAGGTGGGCACTACAAGTTGTAATGGAATCCACCCAATGGTTTACCATTAACAAACGTAAGACACACCGCAAGAAGTATGAGTACAGGGTAGTACCCACTGATCTTTTCAACCAAAAAAGAGCTGAACTTATCAAGTCGGCTGAGTTGTTTGCTGGCATACCTTGGCCAATGCTAGTGATACCAGACGATTGGGGTTATGAACAAGGACAGATTATTTATGGTGGCTACCTTACCAACAGCATGATGAAAGGTCATGATCTTACTAGAAAGGGTAACCCCTCCATAATACACGGAGAAACACCGATGAACTTTTTAAACAAGTTACAGCGGGTGAAGTACTGTGTTAACCAGCACGTGCTGCACATAGCAGATAAGATGAGGTTGAGAGGTAGAATTATAGGTAAATTTATACCTATATCACCTAGCACTAAGTTACCTCGTCCTGTAGATGCAGACGAAAATCAGGAGAGCAACCTAGCTTGGAGACGAGCTATGGCTGAAGCTCACAACTCTGACCGTATTAATTTCAAACGATCAGTCAGAACACGCACACAGCTAGAAGCTGCTGAGAAGTTTAAGGATGATGTCTTTTATTTATGTTGGTCTTTCGACTACAGAGGTAGAGCATATCCCATCCCAGCCTTCTTGACCCCTCAAGATACAGACTTTGGTAAAGCGTTACTAAGGTTTGCTGATGAGGCTAGTGTGACAGATGAGGCAGAACTCTGGTTATCTTTCCAAGTAGCTACAACCTACGGATTGGACAAAGCAACACTAGAGGACAGACATCAATGGGTGTCTGAGAATATTGATCTCATTACCAAGGTCGCTACCGACCCAGAAGGTTACTTACCTTTGTGGGAAGAAGTTGACGAGCCTTGGCAATTTATGGCTGCTTGCCATGAATATTATCACTGCTGTATAGCTAAAGATAAGCTAACTACAGGTCTTATGGTCGCAGTTGATGCGACATGCTCTGGTCTACAGATCCTCGCTGGTCTAGCTAGAGACAAAAGCACAGCAGAGCTTGTAAATGTTGTACCTAGTAACAAACCTAGTGACGCTTACAAAGCGGTGGCTGAACAAGCTAAAGAGTTCTTACCTACATACATGCACCGTTGGATGAATAGAGCTGTGTGCAAACGCACAGTGATGACTATTCCCTACAATGCTACTAAGGATAGTAGTCGTAAGTACATACGTGAAGCATTACTTGAAGAGGGTATCGACCCCACAAAGGACGAACTCACACAGGTCGTAAATTCTGTTTACAGCAGCATGGACACTATAGTTCCAGGGCCTATGCAAGTTATGCGTTGGATAAAGAAACATGTCGGACAGTACATCAGAAATGGTGCTACTGAAGTTGAATGGGTCACACCATCTGGTTTTGTTGTTAATCAAAGAAGAGATGACATCGAAACAGAGCGGATGGAGCTGCAGCTGCTTGGACGTACACAAGTGAGATTACCAACTGGTAAAACATCACCTAGTCCTAACAAGCATAAGTCTAGCACTGCCCCAAATTATATTCACTCATTCGATGCTTCGATCCTTCACAGATCATTCACAAAGTTTGATGTACCATTCACAGTCATACATGACTCAGTTCTTTGCAGAGCAGGAGATATGGGAACACTCAATGCACTTGTGCGAGAAACCTACACCAATATCTTTTCAGAAGAATGTTGGCTCTCTAAATTTGCAGAGACAATCAACGCCTCAGAACCACCACCAATCGTTGGGACATTAGATCCCAAAGTTGTTTCAAATTCCACCTATTTTTTCTGTTAATTATGGCAAACACCTACGTAACTCCAGATCCTGTAACACTTGATGGCTTCCAAGCTATCTTAAAACCAGGTGAGTGGGGTTACAAGTTATCAGCTCTTGTTGACGAGTCACTTATATCAAAACTCGAAGAAGAGCGTCTATCAGCACTTGAATGGGCTAAGAGTAAGGCAAAAAACCCAAAAAGGGTTACAGTCAAGCCAGAGCCTTGGGAAGAGATAGACAATCAGAAAGGAGCATACCACATACGTTTCAGCTGGAGAGATGGCGACAAGATAGTACCTGTCGTTGTTGATACAGAGGGGACTCAGATCAAAGACACAGACACACCAGTCTACAGCGGTAGTAAAGTTAAGTTAGCTTTCTTCCAAAAACCATACGTACTTCCAAGCGGTGACATTGGTACATCATTAAAACTAAAGGCAGTTCAAATTGTTAGTCTTAACAGTGGAGCTGGCGTAGTGGATACAGGTGACATGTCTGCTGACCAAGCGTCAGAACTATTTGGTAAGACAACTGGTTTCAAGGTTGAAGAGCCAAACGTTGCAGCAGATGGTACTCCCAGTTCTGTAGAGGAGGATGATTTTTAATGCGTAGCCACTTGGAGGAACAGGTGGCAGATCTACTAGATCAGATGAAGATTCCTTACGCTTATGAATCAGAAAAGCTTAAGTACCTTATCGAGGCTAACTACATCCCCGATTTCAAGGTTGGGGATATATACCTTGAAGCCAAAGGTTACTTTCCTCCAGAACAGAGACGTAAGATGAAGGCAGTCAAGTTATGTAATCCAGATCTAGACATCCGTATTATCTTTCAATCTCCTCACAACAAAATATCCAAACGTTCAAAAACTACTTACGCAAAATGGGCAGAGAAGAACGGCTTTCCGTGGTGTGCATACTATGCAATCCCAGTTGACTGGCTCAGATGAATCAACCTTCCTATATCACACGAGCTGTCCTAGTTGCGGTTCGTCAGACGGTAATTCCGTATATGATGATGGACATACTTATTGTTTTGTATGTAACCACTTTACTAGCGGGCAGCTACACGAGACCACTATCACCAAAGCCACACATACTATGTTAAAGGGTGAACCCACTAAACTTAGGAAGAGAGGTCTATCAGAAGAGACCTGCCGTAAATACCGTATACACAAAGACGGTGAGACTTTACGGATGCACTACTTTACTAAAAATGGTCAAGTATGTGCAGCAAAAGTAAAAACAAAAAACAAAGACTTCTGGATGGATGGTAACAACACCGACCATCAACTTTTTGGGCAAAATTTATTCCCAGATAAGGGTACAAGGCTTACCATATATGAAGGAGAGCTCGATGCAGCCTCTGGATGGGAAGCACAACCTAAATGGCCTCATGTATCCATACCCAATGGAGCTAAGGCTGCTAAGAAGGCATTACAAAGGGTTTTAGACTTACTTCAAAACTATGAAGAGGTTGTGTTATTCTTTGATAATGATGAAGCAGGTAGACAGGCAGCACAAGAATGTGCAGAACTGTTACCCCCTGGAAAAGCTAAAATTGCTCGCCTTGAGAAGTATAAAGATGCTTCTGAAGCACTACAAGCAGGAGATGCTGAGGCAATCAGACGTGCTATTTGGGATGCTAAAACATACAGACCAGACGGCATTGTTGATGCTAAATCTTTGCTTGAAGTAATTACCACACCTACACCCCCCGCTGACCATGACTATCCATTCCAAGGACTCCAAGAAAAGTTACATGGCATACGATATGGAGAACTTATCACAATTACTGCAGGATCTGGAACAGGAAAAT